CCTGTTCGCGGTGGTGGGAATGCTGTTGATCTCCTGCGACGAGCTGTTCCTCGCGACAGGCCATGTCAATTGGCCCGTCTATGTTATCCTTTTGTCGGTAATCATCGGGCTGTTCTTCCTGGGTAGAGCACTGCGGGTGTGGCCCTACTCGTACAGGCCGGGCGTGCTGCCCAAGACCGAGCTGGAGAAGGCCCAGGAGAAGTTCGCCAAGACCCGCAGGGAGTACTTGGCGGCGATCAACGACTAGGAGCACAGGTGGACACGGCTATTGTGGGTTTGGTGTGCTCGATCGCCACACTCGTCATCAAGGCGCTTGTCGATCTGTGCGTCGAGAGGTATAGGGCCGCGAAGGCCGAGCGGGACGCACGCGAGGACATTGAGGACGATCTGAGGGCCCGGGTGTTCCTGTGGAAGGAGCACGCATACGCGGTGAGGATCGCCGCTATCAGCGCTGGTGTCGATGTCGGAAACCTGCCACCGTTGCCCAAGGAGGAATGATTATGGAGAGCGTGCTCATGTTCTTGTTCGGACTGGTAGTCGGCTACGCCGCCGCGTATGTTTGGATGGATTACAAGTTCTCGAAGGCTATCGAGGGGGTGCTCGATGTCATTGCTGAACAGCGCGAAGGAGCTCTTGACGAGTGACGACCCGGGCATCAAGGGCAGGCGCGAGGCGGCCCTGTCGATGCTCAAGCGCGGCGTGGACCGCGAGCGCATCATCGACAAGGTCCACTTCACCTCCGAAGAGCTGTTCCTGATCGAGCAGGCGTACTACGACGACCGCCAGGAGCTGTCGCCCCGCAACATGAGGATCAAACAGATCGACCGGCTGGACGCGCTGGTCGATCTCGCGTACTCGCAGATCGAGTCGTTCGGCCTGGCCGACGCCAAAGGCAACTGGGGGCAGAACCTCCAGGCGCTCCTGGCCGTGCTCAAGGAGATCAGCGAGGTCGCCAACCTCAAGCGCCAGACGATGGTGCACGAGGTGCGCGTCATCGAGGAGAAGCAAGTCAGCGTCATGGTGTCGTACACCAACCAAGTGCTTGAGGAGTTCACGGCGCTGCTCTACCCGCATCTGGCGCCGAAGGCGAAGAGAATGCTGGAGACGAACAAGGCGGATTGGTTCGCCCAGGCTGTGTCGAAGCCCGCTGCGCTGTTGGAGGCTACCATCGAGACGGAGGGTGATGACTGATGCTGCCCTTCGGAGCCCTCGCCAAGAGGTTTACGGACGCCCAGCGCCTTGAGATGTGGCGCAACAACCCCGCGAAGTGGGCTGAGGACCACGGCCTGTTCATGTGGTCGAAACAGCGCGAGGTCTCTCAGTCGGTCGTTGAGAACCAGAAGACGCTCGTGGTCACCGGGAACGGGGTCGGAAAAGCGACGCGGGTCACAGAAAAGCTGCCCACTCCTGATGGCTGGACGACGATGGGGGCTGTCGAAGTCGGCGATTATGTGCTCGACGAGCAGGGTCTTCCCACGCAGGTAACTGGGAAGTCCCCCGTCTGGGACTTGCCGCTCTACAGGGTTGTGTTCGACGACGGCGCGGTTGTCGAGTGCCCGGCCCAGCACGAGTGGGCGACGCTCACCCGTGCGCACAAGCGCGCTTCCGAGGCTGCGGGCGGCGACGTGTGGGACTTCGCGAACGTCTATGAAACATCACAGATCATGAGGGACCTCGACAGGGGCATCGAGCACTGGGTGCCGTGCTGTGGTCCAATTGGTTTCGTCTGGGATGATGTGGCGGCTGTCGTCGAGGAGGGCCGGACTACTGCGAGCGGCCTGTCACATGTGGAGTTCCTGGACGCCGATGACGCCTCGGAGTTCGAGCAAATGGCTGTGCGGGCCGGGCTCAAGCCCAAGTCGGCTTTCATCGAGGGCTGGTGGCACGTCGCGTTCGAGCTCAACCCCGAGCACTGGCCTATGCGCCGTATCGTTCGTGTCGAACCTGGTGGGCACGGCGATGTGCAGTGCATCGAGGTCTCGTCCCCCAGGCACCTGTACCTCGTCGGCGAGCACTACATCCCGACCCACAACAGCCGCTTGTCGGCGACCCTCGTCAACTGGTGGGTGGACACGCACCCCGTGGACGACACGACCGTGGTCACGACGGCGACGAACTGGAAACAGGTCAGGAACGTGTTGTGGAAGGAGATTCCCCGCGTCAAGTCCGATGCGGGTGTCGGCGGCAAGGTGAACGCGGACGCGACATGGAAGATCGGCGACCGCCAGGACCCTATTGCGTTCGGCATGAAGCCCGACGACAAGGATGAGTCCGGGTTCCAGGGCGTCCACGACCAGTACGTGCTCGTCATCATGGACGAGGCGGGCGGCATCTCGAAGGAGATTTTCACAGCGGCGGATGCGATCACGACGAACAAATACGCGCGCATCCTGGCCATCGCCAACCCGAACGACCCCAGCTGCTACATGGCCGAGGTCTACAACCGGGAGATGAAGCTCAAGCCCGAGGACCGGTCGTGGAACATCATCCAATTCGGCGCCTACGACACGCCGAACTTCACGGGCGAGGTCGTGCCCGTCGAGGTGGCGACGCGGCTCGTGCAGAAGGACTGGGTCGAGGCCCGCAAGCGCGAGTGGGGCGAGGACGACCCCCGCTTCGTGGCGCGTGTGCTCGGCCAGTTCCCCGCGATCTCGGACGATGGCCTGTTCAACATGGGGCGCGTCATGCAGTCGATGGAAGCTTACGAGACCTCGGAGCCCGACGAGGGAATGCCGATCACCATCGGCGTGGACGTGGCCCGCTACGGGTCCGACAGCTCCGTGGTGGTGTCGAACCAGGGCGGGTACATCAAGATACTCGGACGTTACCAGGGGATGAACGGGCCCGAGCTGGCCCGTAAGGTCGGCGAGCTGGCCACGGCTGCTGGAGCGTCCGAGGTGCGTATCGACGGCATCGGTGTCGGTGTGTCAGTGCTGGACCACATCGAGAACCACCTTCCGCCGGATATCGCGGTCATCGCCATCCACGGGAACTCGAAGTCAGCGGACAGCACCCAGTGGTACAACTACCGCGCGGCCATGTACTGCCAGTTCGCCAAGGCCGTCGCAGATGGCCGTGTGTACTTGCCCGACGACGACGAGCTCCACAACGAGATCGCCTCGATCAAGTACGAGTACCGGGGCAGTGCCATCCTGATCGAGTCGAAGGAGAACATGCGCAAGCGCAAGGTGAAGTCGCCTGACACGCTCGACGCGGTGATCTACGCTTACCAGGACATCAACGCCCTGACCAATGGTGTCGAGGACGGCGCGTACTTGAGCCCGGATGATCTTCTGTCTGTTGACGACGAGGACGATCTTCTGTTCGAGGCTGAGTTGTCGGTTTTCCTCGCGTGATAGGATTTTTTTATGAGGTACAAGGCTAAACTGCAAGAGGCCATGGGGGTGTTCTCGGCTTCTCTGGCGCGTTTGCGGCGCGAGGACATCGGGTGGTCGCCGCTGTCCGCTCTTGGTGTCGATGACAACGCGCTGACGCTCGACGCTATCCGGGACCACGCGGCCAGAGCGCGGAGGCTGGCGACGCTGAATCCGATTGTGAAGCGCGGTCTCGTCGTGCGCAACGCCTACATGTGGGCGGACCCTGTTGTGTACAAGGGCGAGACCCCTGCTGTTCGCCGTGTGATCGACGAGAACGCGAAGGCGTGCTTCAGCGTGCAGGCACGGGTGCGCGACGAGCAGGCGTTCAACACGGACGGGTGCGTGATCTACCTCGTCGACAAGGCGACGAAGACGGCGACGCCGGTTCCGTTGAAGCGTCTCGGCGGTGTGGCCACGGACGACACGACCGGAGATGTCGTAGCCCTGCTGGTCAATCCGTTCACCAATGGGGACCCTGAGTGGGTGATGCTGTGGGACCGCGCTGGCGTGAAGATCGACAACACGGACTACAAGGTTAGCAAACGCCTGACGGCTGTGTACGCGACGGTGAACCGGCTGATGTCGGAGCAGTACGGTAAGCCCGACTTGATCGGCGCTATCCACTACGCGCAGGTGTACAAGGAGCACCTGGAGGTCGCCCATCTCATGGAGAAGTCCCTGGCCCGTCTCGCCTTCAAGGCGACAAGCGTCAACGCGCGCCAACAGGAGGCCGTGCAGCAGCGGATGCGCGGCATGGGTGTCGGTGGCACGGCGAACATCGGCGCCGGGCAGGACATTCAGGCGATCAACAAGGCGGGCGCCGGGATCGACTTCTCGGCTGGCACTCCGCTCGCGGCGATGGTGTCGGCGGCCCTCGACATCCCCTTGTCAGTGCTGTTGACGGACGGCTCTGCTGGCGGGCGCCCGGGCGCGGAGACGGCGGTGGAGGACCCGACGTTCAAGGCCCCGGAGCTGCGCGGCCCG